CAGATATGGAACAACTGTATAAGGCTACAAGAGAAACCTTTGTAAACTTATATTCCAAGCCTGTTCTGGAAGATATCCGCAATCAGTTTATAGAGCAATTGCCTCAAGGAAATTTCCCTGAATTACCTGAAATGGGACAGCTAAAAATTACTGAAGTTTTGGACTCAGAATACTTTTTTGCATAGCAACGGGGACTACCTATAGCGAGTTTATAGGTAGTCCTTAAAAAACTTACGGGAATTTCTACGGCACTATGTGGAGAAGATACCAAAACTGAAAGGAAAAATAATGGAATTACAAGTATTTAATAATTCACAATTTAAAGTAAGAACTCTTTTGAAAGATGAAGAAATCTGGTTTGTGGCTAAAGATGTTTGTGAGGCACTTGGATTTAAAAACCGCTACACTAGCATTGCTCTTTTGGATGATGATGAAAAGGTACTCCACAATATGGACACCCCTGGTGGCTCACAGAATATCACAATCATAAACGAATCAGGGTTGTATTCTCTGATTTTACGCTCAAGAAAACCTGAAGCAAAAGCATTTAAAAAATGGATAACTTCAGAAGTGCTTCCATCAGTCCGCAAACATGGAGCTTACATGTCTCCAGAAACACTTGAAAAAGCTATGCTTTCGCCTGACTTCATAATTGAACTTGCAGGGAGACTAAAAGAAGAACAGGAAAAAACTAAAAAACTGCAACCTAAAGCAGACGTTTACGACCATGCTTTTGCCAACACTTTGCATTCTTTACAGCGAGTCGCAAGAACTCTTGAAGGTGTTAATACACAGAAGACTAAAAGGGACTTACTTAATTTAAAATACTTTTACAAAAGAGGAGGTGTTTACAGAGTTTACCACCAATTCAGAGGAAAACTTTTCGAAGAAAAAGTAGATAAACACAGAGGGACAGTTGACATTTTTGTACTCGATAAAGGAAAGCAGGAGCTTGTCAAACTGTATAAGAACAGAAAACTTACAATGAAGAAAGGATATTAATTATTGAAACACTGAAAGAACTTTCCAGACTTTATGCCAGTTGGTATAAAGGCGAACCCCTTGAAACAGACAATTACATGAATGTAGCAAACCTTACAGGCATACAGCCTGAACATTTTATTAAACAATTTGAAAAAGGAATAAAACCTTATGAAAGAACCAAAAAGAACTAAAAACGGAAGCCTGAGCTTCACAACCCCAGTCGGTGAAAGTCTTTTCGCTCATCTGATTGAACCTGACACAAAATTTAACCCTGATGGCATGTTTGCAGTGAATCTGAAGATGTCAGCAACAGACCCTGAAGCTGAAGAACTGAAGGAATACATAGACAAGGAAGTTGAAAGCGTTTTTGAAGATGAGTTCAACAAGGCAAATCCCAAAAACAAAAAGAAAATGATAAGACATTATCCTTATGAAATGGAAGTGGATGAGGAAGGAAACGAAACCGGAAACATTCTTTTCAAGTTTTCCAATAAGGCATTCTTTGAGGACGAAAAGACCGGCAAACAGATTGACCTGAAGCCAAAACTTTTTGGCAAAACAGGACAGCCTCTTGATACTACCGGAATAAACTATATCGGTAACGGCAGTCAGATACAGGTTGCAGGCTACATGAAGGGCTTTATGATGCCAGCTACAGGACTGACAGGAGTAAGTCTTAAAATCAATGCCGTACTTGTAAAAGAACTGGTAGAGGGCAACCAGTCCGCTGAAAGTTATGGTTTCGATGTCGAGGAAGAGTCCTGGGACAATACTGAAGCGGCTGACGGTGATTTCTAAGACAAGTAGTCTTATCAGAACTTTCAGGTCAGGTCTTGAAAGGGAAATTGCAGCTCAGATTTCAAGAGAAGGTCTTCCAATAAATTATGAGAGTTTTAAAATTCCTTTTGTTCAGCCAGAGCAAAACAGAACGTACACTCCCGATTTTCTCTTACCTAACGGGATTATTATAGAATCAAAAGGAAAATTTGAGGTTAAGGACAGACAAAAACATCTTTGGGTAGCAAGTCAATACCCTGATTTAGATATTCGTTTTGTCTTTACAAATCCTAACCAGAGAATAACTAAAAATTCAAAAACTACATACGGTGCTTGGTGTAGGAAGTACGGCTTTAAGTATGCCAAAAAACTTATTCCCCAAGCATGGCTGGAAGAACCTGTCAATCAGAAATCTTTAAAAATGTGTAAAGAACTGAAGGAGAAATGAATGTCACAGTCAAGTATAGTGTTAAAACACCTTAAAAATGCTGAGGGTCTCAGCCAATATGAAGCGACAAAAAAGTACGGAATAATCAGGCTGGGAGCAATAATTCACAAGCTCAAACAGCAAGGTCACAGAATACGAACTGAACTACACAAGTCAGGACAGGGAGGGAACTATGCTGTTTACTTTCTGGATTGATTTTTGGAAATCCTTCTGGGAAGAGCCAGAAACTAAAGAACCTCTTTGGGAAATGGATTTTTATGAGACTTATCATACTAAAACACAGTCCAGTAAAATGTCCAGAAAAGAAGCTGAAGAAGAGTGTTTCAAACTTTTTAATATTCACGCTAAAGACCCAGTCAGAGTCAAACTTGATGCAACTATAAGAAAATTAAAACCTTAAAAATTAAGAGGATATTATGTGGAAAGAAGTTAAAGCAACAGATTTAAAAGTCGGAGATAAAGTAAAAGTCACAGGGTCTTTTGAAGGGAACTCTTTTGATAACGCTGAAGGTGTTGTTGTTGGTATCAGAGGGACAAGCTTCAGTATTGAATTTAAAGGTGAGGATGTAAGAGATAAAGAAAACTTACACGGTGGTATAGGAGGTAAAGCACATTCTTGCTGGAATTTTGCCAGAAACACAACTTTCTGCACCTTCTGGAAAGACGAACCTGTTTACTACACAATCTTCAACAAGGAAGAAGCCAGACATCTTGTAGGGAAATTTGTAAAAGCAAGTGATGATGGTATTATCTGGACAGAGCCTGAAATCCTGGAAAAACTAGAGCCTGATGGTTCAGAATACCCTTTCAGTACGAAAAATGAATGTTACAGGTTCATAAAAGAACTAACTGAAGAAGAGCAGAAGCAGTCTGAAGAAGAGCAAAAGAGAATCAAAGAAGAGCAGGAGCTTGTCAAAATTCTTGAAACACTTACAACTCCAGACGTAATCAAAACCATCAAAGAGCTTGTCTTCAAGTAATATTGTAAAATCTCATTTACCTTGTCCCTCCTGTCCAAGTTCAGATGCTTACTCAGAGTATGACGATGGACATGGCTATTGTTATTCCTGCCAGACTTACTTTCCTGCAAACAAAAGTAGTAAAATTCAAACAGAATACAAAGCGATTCCTTCTAGAAAACTGACAGCCAAAACCTGTGAGTTCTATAAGTACGGTGTCGGAACTTACAAAGGTAAACCCTGTCAGGTAGCCAACTACGGTAAAGCTCAGAAATTAAGATTTCCGGACAAAACTTTTGCAGTTATTGGAGACGGTAAAAACTTACCTCTTTTCGGGCAAAACCTGTTTACTGAAGGCGGTCTGAAAGTAATCATTACAGAGGGTGAAATAGACTGTCTTTCAGTTGCACAGGCAACAAATCTAAAGTGGGCTGTAGTGTCACTTCCTTCTGGTGCTGGTAGTGCTGAAAAAAGTATTAAGGATAGCCTTGAATGGCTTGAGTCTTTTCAGGAAGTAATACTTATGTTTGACAACGATGACCCTGGAAGGGAAGCTGTAAGTAAAACTGTAGAACTCTTCAGTCCAGGCAAGGTTAAAGTCTTTCAGTACCCTGAAGGGTATAAAGACGCTAACGAGTTACTACAGGCAGGACTTGGTGGAGCTATTATAGACGGTATCTTCAAGGCTAAAGCCTATAGACCTGACGGAATAATTTCAGGTCAGGATTTACTTGAAGATGTTCTGTCTGAACCTCTGCCTGGACTTACAATTCCCTATCCTGAAATGAATAGAATGTTCGATGGTCTACGTTATGGAAGCCTTTACTTGTTTACAGCAGGCTCAGGAATAGGGAAGACAACCATAGTCCATGAACTTGCTTATCATTTAATGATGGTACACAAGGAAACTATAGGTGTCATAGCTCTGGAAGAAAACAAAAGGAAAACTGCAAAACGCTATCCAGGTATTTACCTTAATCACCCTCTTACTTTAAACCGCTTTGGACTTACTGACAGTCAGATTAAAGAAGCCTTCGAGAAAACTACAGGTTCAGGCAGGTTTTTCCTGTACGACCACTGGGGTTCTTTGAACCTTGACAGGCTTATAGGAAAAATCAGGTACATGATTAAAGGTCTTGGCTGTAAATGGATAATTTTAGACCATATCAGTATTGTTGTGTCTGGTCTTGATGAAATCGGGGAGTCTGAAAGAAAGCTGATAGACAAACTGATGACAAGGTTACGGGCTCTAATTGAAGAAACTCAAGCAAGTATTCTGGCAGTTGTCCATTTAAGCAGAGCTACAGATAATAGTACAAAAGGTTGGAATGAAGGTAAGCAGGTCAGCTTGAGGTCTTTAAGAGGCTCAGGAGCTTTAGAACAGCTTTCAGATGCTGTGATAGCGTTAGAGCGAGACCAGCAGGGGGACAACAAAGATGAGAGTATAATTAGAGTCTTAAAGAATAGGGAACTTGGTATTACAGGGGTTGCAGATACACTCTTGTATAACCACAAGACAGGTAGATTATTACCTGTAGGAGAACAACAAGTTAAATTTGAGGATTTTTAAATATGTGGAAAGTAATATATAAGGAAGTTCCGGCAACTTACGCTTTCTTCAACAAAGAAGAGGCAAGACATCTTATAGGCAAGAAAGTTGAGTTTAGTGATGATGGAGACCTTTGGCTTATAGATGTACTAGGTGAAATAGTTGAAGGGGTTTACCCTTTTCGGCATAGAACAATGCGTTCTTATCACAGATTTATTAGGGAAATCCTTCCAGACAAACCACAAGAAGACAGTAAGTCAAAACTCATTGCTATCGCTAAGGAAATCCTATCCCAGTTCGAGGAGGAATAATGGCAGAAGCAAAATTATGTGATGTTTGTGGAAAATTTTATAAACCCTTCAGTTCTACCTGTGAAAGACATGTAGTAACTAAAACGGGTATTACTTTCGATTTAGAAATGATGGAGAATATAAAAAATGAGACACAGCCAGGAAGTTCATGAAGCACTGGAAAAAGCTTTTGATGAATTATTAGAACTGAGCCCTGAAGAAATTAAAGCAAGGCATATAGACAGAAGACTTGCTAAATATTTAAGAGACAAAGAAGAGATAACCGAAGAAGATATTGAAGAAGCTGCTGAAAGAGAAACGCAGGATTCACTT